CACAAAACTCACATCCGGCCCACCAGCTGAATACAAGTAAATGTCCGTTGCGCTATTTCTATCCATGTAGAAGTAGTCAAACAAACCAGCTACGGCGGTTGTTAAAGCGCCGCGAGTCTGGACTGGAAAAAACTTGTAGTTCATATAGCAGGGGGATGTCACACTGAGAATCGAACTGTTCTGACATTTCTGAAGTGTCATATGCGTGCTCGGTCTCGTTGTTCCGAATAAACTATCATCTCCGATAGTCGCGACCATTGGTGAATAGTTGTTATCCGACCAATGGGCAAATTGCGACTCACCGTCAAGAACAGTTGTTCCGGTGCTATTCTGCATTGGAACCAGCTTAAAGCGTACTGATCCACACTGACCGTAAAACATAGCTGCATACCAGGCATACCAATGGAAATTTGGTGTTAGACTGGAAGCCGCATTAGTAGCAGGCGCAGTTTGGAGAACTCCATTAGTGGTTCCCGCAAAAGCCATCACTGGAAAATGTCGAACAACGAAAGTCTTCTTACCTAAGGCAGTAGTAAGAGGAAAACCATCGTGAAAACTAAACTTTTGAATCAAAGCCCTGACGGACTCGAAAGACTCAGTAAAGCAAGTCTCCACAAGAGGATAGTCTCCTGATGGTTGAATAAGTGGAACCGTCATGTCCTCACCTTCTTCAAGACCAACACCTCCTTGGAGGGCGTACTCTGTGACAAAAGGAACCTTAGCCGCAGCTAAACTCAACTTGTACTCGGTATGTTTAGGAACCCCAAACTTCATATTCTGGGATGCTCTGGCAAGAACGATAACGCGAACGGTAGATGTGGTTGTCTGCTGAATATTCTGTAAAACAGTATTCACACAGATTCCCATAAAACCGTTAACGGTGCCTCCTATAACATCAGCATTAGTCCGACCCGCAACAGTAGCAGCATAAACAACAGACGTCAAAGCTGGATCATTTCTAGAATAACCAACTGTAGTTTGGTAAGTACTAGAATTCTCAACATCAACGATAGCGTTATTCAACGTGTGCGTTCTATCCGAGTTAGTCATAAAATTGGTCGAATTACTCCAAACAAATTGCAACTTTCCTCGATGAAAAGCACTAATGGGAACATAGAACAAATACTCCATATCGCCACGCCAAAACCTAAATGGTAAACCAACATACCCAGCAACGGTAGGATAGCACACACCTAAAGTGTTACCAAAAAAGAAAGGAGTAACAGGAAAAGAGAAAAGCACAGTACCCACGGCGTCTGTTGACGCCCACGTAAAGTTCGCTATCATCGTCCACCGCTGGAAAAGTGATGCATTCGACATCATGTCATCACCATTTCCCAGCCTCAATCGAGGATCGATAGAGAGAGTGCTCGCCACGGACAACGCAGTAACATCAGAAGTATCAGCTCCGTCAAAATTCGCAAAATTTTCAATAGTGCGAATAGATACGGGAGTATTCTCAACTGGTTGCGAAGTCCGCGTAAACCCAAACCAACTAGCTATGCTCGACACAGCAGCAAGCCCTGCTGCTATAGGAGCGGTAAATGGTTCGAGAATAGGAACAGCAGCTCCAATCGTCGACAACCCTGAACCCAAAGCAGCACCAATCTGCGATGGCTTCATCTTTGCAGCATCTTTTGAGACCTTCTGCACATGGTCTTTGATCTTTCCTTGAGGAACGTTGTTAAACATCTCGAAGTCCGGTAAAAACTCAGCATAGATATTAACAGTTGCGTTGATAGCAGTGACTCCATTAGCATTCGCCACTGGAGCCAGAGCATACAACGACATTTTCCATCCCCCAACCGTATTAACCACATTAGCTAGACTAATCTCACTAGCATCTACGCAAGAGAATAACGGAAGAGTG